GGTAATGCCCTGGTCTTGGCTCGTCGATTGGTTCGCCACTGTTGGTCCGTTTTTGGACTCTTTAGTAGCGTCTCAGCTCGATGGAGTCGTGTCCAGGAATCTGTTTCTTATGCACGGACGCAGGAGAAGAATTATTCTCCGTCAGGAGTTCAACTTCTGGTCCGGTCCACGCATGGTCGAATTTATTCGTACCATTCGCGTGAAGCAACGAAAAGTGGCAGAAACTCCTTTTGGACTCGGCCTTAAGTGGGAGAATTTATCTCCCATGCAATGGTCCATCTTGGGTGCTGTAGGGTTAACCCGTAAGCAACCAAGGTGATTCTACTGCTGGCTTAAGAGGTAGCCCTTGAGAAAGGCGGCCTGCAACCAGTGGTTAAACTCTCATATAACTTTAAGAGGTCAACCATGTCGTTTGCTGAACCCGTAACTATCACTATTAACGCTGTGCCAATCGCTTTTAATAAGCGATCAAGTAACGGTTTATCGTCTATTTGGTCGTCGAGCGATAATCTATGGACGTTAACGATCTCTCACCAAGTAATTGGAAAGGATCGTGTTCGTTCCATGGCACGTCTGGACCAGAAGAAGGTCGTCACTAATCCGTTGGATAGTACCAACGACTGGGACACTTTCTCCACCTGGACGGTAGAGGAGCGGCCAGCTTTTGGCTTCTCCAACACTGAAATGAAAAACCAGCTCTCAGGTTTTACAACCTGGGATGTGCTCAGCGCTACACAGGATAAAATTCTCAATCAAGAAAGTTGAGGCTAGAAAATGAATAGCAAGCTTAAAAACCTACTGTTCAAATTGGTTTCGGATGCTGCACCTGAGCTGCTGGGCCAAATATTGGCTGAAGTAGCTAAAGGAGAAGCTAGCCCAAAAGGCAAAAAACCGAAATCCTCTAGTAAGAGCGTAGCCAAATAGCTATGTTCTTGATCCCCTGTGGTGATGTTTTGGGACTCATTATTGGGTCTCAATAGCAGACTGACGTGGCTTGAAGCTGACCCCCAATTAAGGAGGCAACTTGAAAAGCAACGTAAGTGACTGTCTGAAGTTGATGCGGGTGATCTATAGAGATCTCACCGCGTCATGCGTCGCTGACGTCTCTGATTTACGTGACTTAATAACAATAGAGTCACGAGTCAAGAGTGAGGGGATTTCGTTTTTAACGATTACCCTTCCAGCTTTCTGCGCTGACTTTGAAAAGTCGCTCAGTGCTGGTTTTATAGACTCACAATGCTTCCGTTCTTTTAGGAAGCATCGAGCAATCCCTGCTTTTTTGAAGGGTATGCTCAGTCTACTCTTTGACTTAGAGACAGGTAAATTGTATGAACAGAACTTTATTGCACCAGATGATTCCGCTCACCTTGTTCGTGTTATTAGGCAGTTATGCCTCACGTTCAAGAAAGTGGAAATTCCATGCGCCCCCGAAAGGGAGCGCAAGTCCCTGGATAGCTTTGTTCAAACAGAGCTTTCCTTTGAAGAGTTTCTTCCCTCCGAAGAAGACGAGTCCTATTTTAGGTCTCTATCTTTTGTGCTATGGAGTGATATGCTACGGCATTTACGCCTTGACATGTTATCTCCTAAGCACGGTCCCGGAGCAACCGCTGAACGCATTTCCGGTAATCGGAAGTACGAGTGGAAGCGCTGGCACGAACGCCTTGAGAAATACTTTCCTATCATTGGCAATGGGTATACCATATCCGTTGACAGTGAGCAGGTCTCTGAGGCTGTTGAGTTCGTTCCAGAGAACGAAGAGCAACCCGTTAGGGTTTCTCTCGTTCCGAAGACTCTTAAAGGTCCTAGGATCATCGCTATTGAGCCCGTGTGCATGCAATATGTGCAACAAGGGATTCGAGAGAGTCTTTATGACCTTATCGAATCTAGCTGGCCGACGGCTGGTCACGTAAATTTTCGTGATCAATCGATTAACCAGAAGCTTGCGATGATTGGTTCGAGTGATGGATCACTAGCAACGGTTGATCTTTCCGATGCGAGTGACCGGGTTCCCCGGGATCTTGCGTTGGCCATGTTCGATTCGAACCCCGATATTCGGGATGCGATCGATTCATGTCGCTCAACTAAGGCGGAACTTCCCAATGGTACCATAATTGGACCACTTAAGAAGTTCGCTTCCATGGGCAGTGCTCTTTGCTTCCCAGTTGAGTCCATGTACTTCTACACTATATGTGTAGGGGCTCTTCTGAGGGCGCTTAGCTTACCTGTAACCAGGACGGGAATTAATAAAGTCCGTCACATGGTTCATGTATATGGTGACGATTTAATCGTCCCTACTGCATATGCGACTATTGTTCTCGATCACCTGCGTTTGTACAACTGCAAGGTGAACCACAGTAAGACTTTCATGACTGGAAAGTTTAGAGAGTCTTGTGGAACCGACGCTTATGATGGACGTGAGGTTACCCCCACTTACATCAGAGTGCTGAGGCCTGAGAACAAGCAGCAAGCTAGTCGACTCTTATCTTACTGTGCCACTGCCCATCAGTTTTATCTGAGAGGTATGTGGTCCACAGCTCAACTTATTTATAATTGGGTTGAGAAGATCGTCGGGGAATTACCCCACGTTCCAGAGGAGTCGGCGTGCCTTGGCCGTAAGTCATTGCTTGGGTTCCGTTCTTTTTCAAGATGGAACGGAGATCTCCAACGCCTTGAAGTAAGGGCTTGGTGTCCAACACCGGTTTATCGCACTGATGAACTGGATGGCTACGGTGCGTTGATGAAAAGCTTTCAACGGCTACGGGAGCCTTCAATTCTTCCGTTAGTCTTAGATCGCGATCATCTTCTGCGATCTGCGCTTCACGGCGAAGTTGCGCTAAAACGTCGTTGGGTCCCCGCTACCTAAGCGGGTGACGGGTTTAACCGTCTGGGAGTCCACGGAGC